CCGTGGAACATCTGAGCTTGCCAACGAGCATTGTCGACAGATCGCTTAAGATTCAAAACAGTCTGCTTAATTTCAGGAGCGACCCATTTAAACTGGGGCAGTCCGGTATTGACTTGCAGCAGTTGCTTAACGTGTGAACAACCAAATGAGCTCATGGCTTTCATCTCAAAGCTGCCAGCGCCAAGGATTGGCGAATTATGGGCATTGCCTGACATAATTTTTGCCATCTCATCTTTTTCAGCCAATGATTTTTTCTCAGCTTCCACAAGCTGAGTTTCCATCGTGCTGATTCGTGCGAGCAATTCCTGCATTTCCTTATCCATCGTCTTTACTCCTGATCGTCATTTATAAATTAAGAGCACTAAGCCTTTGAGACAAATTTTCCACGTAGCGATTAATCACTGTCAAAGATTTCGCAGAATCAGCAGGCATGGGAACCTCAGATACCATTGCTTGTGGTTCTGGTGGTAATTGCAAACCTTGCTTGGGCTGACCGTTCGATGATTCTAGTTGACTGCTTATAGTCTGCAACAAATTAACCACTAAGCCAAGTAGAACATTAGTTTGCTCTGCCTGCTGTTTGTATGGATTCGTATCTGTCTCTGCTGCTGCCATCGGTTTTACTGGTACAGAAGATTCTGCTGGAGGAGCTGCCATGGGAACAGCCATCCCATCCTTAATCGTTATAAGTTTGAGTTTGGCTAGGCTCTTAATCGTTATATGTTTAGCTTGGGTATCGCTGCTTGAAGTCGAGCGAAGATGGTAGCAATAGAGTGCAAAGCTGAATTTAACTTCACCCAAAGCAGCTATTGATAGTTCAACACAAGATTTCCAAAGTTCTGGATCTGTAACCCAGTCTGGAACGTATTCTTCACCCTGCTCAAGCACGGCATCTCTATCAGCTTCATATGCTGCTCGCACGGCTTGCATCTCTTCTACCGAAAGCTCAGACGATCCATCAGCAGGAGGAGGATTAGAGTTAGCAGCTTCGGAGGCAGCAGGATCGCCAGGAGCAGCAGGGTCATCAGCAGGAACATTATCTTCGACAGCTTTGACATTGATTCCAAACGTCTTGTTGACTAGGTCAAAAAATTCTTGTTTCCATTCCATGTCGCCCGATGTAAGACCTTCGACTATATCGGCGGGAATACTTGCTTCTCTAGTTAGGATATCTTGAGCCGATGATATCAAGATATTCTTTTTCTTCAGTTCTTCGCGGAATCTTAGAGCAGGTCCAGCATGTTTCATTGTCAGATACTCCGTGATAATTTCGTTGCAAGTCTCATTTTTTAGATATTTCTTGGACATTATAAACAGAGAATCGGCGTTAGCTGGAACCGAGACTACCGACACCTCGAAAAGTTCTGCGTCCGTTATCTCAACAGATCCATCGTTCAGCCGTTTAGAGTCCCTAGTTTTGAACCCAACAGAAAATTGGTTCAAGATCCCCTCTTCGATCAAGTCTCGAATCTTGGTAATCTCTGGATCATTTGAACCGCTTATTCTGGCCTTAATATATAGCCCATCGCTTCTGACTTCAACTTTAACCGGCTTGCCTATGGGCTTATGCTGATCATGGTTGAACAGGATAACCCCGGCTTTGTTAAAGCTTTCTAGCTTCCAGGCTTTAGGACCGATGATTTCTCTGACTCTATCAAGGGTCGCCATGTTAGCGTAACCCTCGATATACATGGAATCATCCTTGAGTTTTTTTACTTTTAGGCAGAGTTTGTCTTTCCAGAATTCCTGGTCAAGATTAAGTGCTTCCATTACTTACCCCTTTGGTTTAAATCCGAGTCTTGCTAGATCTTTTTTCGATACTGCTATGAGCGTGCAACGGCAATTTATTACATCTGCAGCAGGTGCCCCAGCTTCCCTTGGATATTGCATACCATTTGAGAATTTTTTATCAGCGGGTATCGGATCGCCTGCAACAAACCAATGATCGCTTTGAGCATTAGGATATAAACCGTCTGGATTATTCCTAACTCTGTCATCGTTAGCATTGACCCAAACCTTATAAAGATCTGGCAATACCTTAGAAGCATCCCGCATAGCTGCAGCTTGCCCAATGCTGTTAGCAGTAAGCACTTCGGTCCTAGCAATAGTATCGGCCCGGCCTAGGCTTACCTTAGCCACGTCCTTAATATCGGTTCCTATATCGGCTATACTTTTGTTGTTTTCTATTCCTGTTTTTATTGTATCGAAGACCTTTCCTATCGTTGTCTGCGATAGAAAATCGTAAGACTGCTCAGCTCGTTTGAATAAATCTTTGCGTCTGTTCTTGTAGTTTTCGTCTTTGAGTACTGCTATCTCTTCCTGATTAGGTGACCCGAACGGCATACTAAGGATAGCGTCGTAACCCATGTCAACTTCGGCATCCAAGACCTTTACATATTTTTCTTTGTACTTTGACCTCTGCTTTTGGAATGCCCTGGCTATATCCTTTTTTAATTTTTCTTCGTTTGTTATTTCCACCGTTTTAGTGATAAGCATATCTTTCGCTAGGGCTGCTGCTGTAGCGTATTGGTCTACAATCATATCCAGAAAAAGCTCTTTAATTGGCTCCTCCCTTGGATTAGCTTTTTCTAAAGCCTTGCCCTCCCGTTTATCCCACCAGCTTTTGCCCTCCTCTTTGATAAACTTGCCAAACTGCATAAGGTTTTGACTCTTATAGTCTAATTCGACTTCTGAGCTGGTATTATCAACCGGGCTTGGGGCTTCGATAGCGGGAGGTATTTGCTGTTGCTGCTGCTCATTTTGGATCAAACTGTTGAGCTGTTGCGGAGGATACGGGCTACCAAATTGTTGTTGGGTCTGTTTTGCTGGTGTTATATCGCCACCTGCAAGCGGGTCCAGCTTCCAAACCTTTTTCCTTACTTCATTTAGTGTCATTGTCGAAAGCATAGACGTTGCCAGATCTGACTTGGTCTTAAGATCTTCCTGCAGCTCTGGTACTTGACTGTAATCCTTCTTGATGATGTATCCATCACCCAAATAAGGCTTGTAAGCCAAGGTCATCGTTTGGGCTAATAGATTGCCAAGGCTCATCAGCGTACCAGTCCAGAAACTTTTCATAGCCTCACGATACTGATCCGATCCAAGACCGCTGCCAGTATCCTGGATTGATAAAATCTCTTTCGGAACACCCAGGAGATTGATAATAGTCTCTCTGTTGTTCTTGCAGTGATCCAGCAATTGCATATCGCTAATGGTATGCGGAAATATCTCGGCTGTTGAGCCGTTGGGTAGAACCATGAACCGTCGCTGGTTATTCCTGCCAGAGTTGTGCTTTTCCAGACTGTTCTGTAAATCCTCACGCTGCTTCGGGCTGGTGCCTTCGCCCGTACTGATAACCATGCCGGGCTGTGCGCCCTTCCTGAAGAAGTTGTTTAGGTACTCGCTCGAGTAGCGGTTGAACAAGATTGGCGATTGACCAGGGACCAGGGGACTCAGGCCCCAATGTATCGAGCTAGGATTCGGCCTCTTGATATGGATGACGTTCCTCGGGTCAATCCGAGCCGCGATATTATCCATGGGCATTGACTGCCTATCCCATTGCTGAATCAGATAGTGTCTAAGCCTTCCATTGCCGTCGATATCCATCGCTATAGATTCGGTTGGGATATGTATGAGCTTACGATTGACCACTGCGTTATAGAGCAGAGCGTTTCCAGTTACACAAAGATCTGTTAGAGCCGAATACTGCAAAGCGTAATTGGTTTGAAATTCGTTTGGATTGTCGAGGATGTATTGAACAGGGTGGCCTTGTGCGGCCTCGCTTATCGTCTCACCTTCGACAACGGTTTCTTTGAAAACCTTCAAGGGGACTGGTGAAAGCTTCATGGCTATCTTGTCTATGAGAATATAGATCCAGTCTTCGGTGAAATAGATGGATTTTAGGGCACGGGCATCTGTAAAAGTTGGGATTTCTCTAGTCCACGCTGAAGGCAGGGATTCTGATTGAAAAAACGGGTCTACAGCCTTTAAGTCCAGTGGGCTATAACCCGTCTCGTAATCCGTAAGATCCATATGTATGACCCCTTAACTTATAATGATCAAGCGTAACTGCAGACCGTTTTGTTTTTTTGGCGCGTCGTAATTTATAATGATCAATTGTACTTCAGATAGATAGGATTGTGTAATCAGCTTCTGAACAATATTCTAAAGCTTCATGAGCCAGTAGCAGGCTCATCACAATATCGTCATGGCTTCCAACGGAAGCTGCATAGGTAGGGAGTCCGAGCGAAGTATGCTTGACCTCGAATGATTTCATCTCATCATCGAGCTGTGAGATATACGGAATCTCAATCGCCTTTGCTTCTGTTGATAGGCATAGGTTTGTTACGAATTTATTCTTGTTGTGGTTCGTGAAGGTGATCCCTTTGAATGGGAGCTCTGTTTCATAGAGCATATCGTCTAGAGCAACCCCGACCCCGGTTTTGTCATGTAGTATGATTTCCACGCTCTTAAACATTCCAGCGAATCTCTTGAGCGCCATAATCTGCAGCGTATAGCTGATTTTATTCATTCGCCACAAACCGACAACCCGCCTGCGTTTAACGTCGATTGCAGTCATCACTGTAAAATCAACTTGCCGAGCCCAGTCCACACCAATGCATACATCTGATTTGGATGCGTCATCTGTACACCAGCGAAACTCCTCGACCAAATTAAGTTTTTCGGTGAAATAGCAGCTCGTGAAGTTGCTGAAGACAGCCGAGTCAGAAAGGAACTCTGCCAAATAGTACTGTCTAAACAATCGCTCTCCGAATGTTTTTCGAGCCGATTCGATCTCGGCTTTGGGGACAAAGGGATTGTCTTCGGTGCGAGCCGTGATAAAAATCTTCCTCGGCATTCGCCCTTGCCGTTTCGCTAGAACCATCTCGGCTTTGGCTTCGTCGCATCCATCCTTGAAATGATTGCACCCGAGAGGAGTACTCAGCATGAGGCTCTTGTTACCGCGCTGGGTCATCGTAGTACGTGCAGAGATATAGACCTGCTTTTTCTGCTTTGCGAATTCGTCAAAGACGTAACCATCACAGGCTGCGCCTTCCAGCGAATAAGGATCGCGCCCATGAAGGAAACGAATCTTGCCGCCATGGTCACCGAGAACTTGAATACTCGGATCTCCCTCGTTACATTTTACGAATTGCTCTGGAATCATGCGTTTGCAGTAATGAAACCCAATCAAACTTTGCTCGTATATCGGCGCAACCCATCTGAGGTAAGTGCCTGGATTTACCAGCAAACCATTGGCAATTGCTACGCTCCCGCTAATCGTTTTCCCAAACTTGGTGCCACAAGCAACCCAGACCTCTTCGATCCCGTTGGTCTTATCGAGAGCCTGCATAATCACTAGCTGTTTATTTGAGTGAGCTTCTGGGAAGTGAATGTATCTCTGTAATTGTGTCATACCACAGAGATACACTGGATCTAGGTTTATTGTCCAGCAGCTACGGGAGCAGCTTGGGCAGCTTGGGCAGCTTGACGAGCTGCACGACGCTCTTGACGAGCAGCACGACGAGCCTGGATGCGGGAGCGGATAGCAGCTATACGCGCCCGTGGTCCACCGCCGCCACCGCCGAGCCCTGGCAATCCAAGTTGCTCAGTTTTAACCGAGTAGGTCATAGGCGCAGAAATGGACATTTCCGAAACGAACATAGATAGAACCAAGATCAAAACTTTCATATGATTACCCCCAAATTGCGTTAATCGCCTGATTAATCGTCTTCCCCACCCTCATCATCATCACCGCCACCGCCTCCTGGATTTCCAGGATTAGCGCGAGCCAAGTCCGTGAGGAATATCCCAATCTTTTGCTGCTCAGCACTGCTGGCCTTGACATTAAACATCGGCCTGACAGTCCTGAGAGCTTCCTTGATCTGCGCAGCATTCGCCCCGACAATGTCTGGATTCTTGCCATGACAAGGCGAGCACTTAGCAAGATACAAAGCTTGGCCTTCGTCTTCCGGCAAAGGTAAAGGCTCTGGGAATGGCTGTTGATTATCCTGTGGATAACCCTGGTTATCTGCTGGCTGCCTATCGTTCGGCTGGGCAGCAACAGGAACGAAGACAGTCTCCCCACCCCCGCAACCAAACATAAACAAAAGAAACAGCATCTTTTTCATTTACTTCCCCAATTGTTTAGACTGGACGTAAGCCATGATCCTCTGTCTATCCGAGTCTTTCCATTGACTATAAGTCTTGGAAAAGTTCGGAGGCATCGACTTGTTGCTTACTCTGGTCGGTGCTTTGCTTGCGAGGAATCCTTTTTCCGTCGCGATAAATACGGCATCAGAGTGACATTCCGAGCAGAACTTCTGCAGCAAAGGCTGAATATCACCAAAGGCATCCCCAGAAGGCCCAGGAGAAGGCCCAGGCCCAGGGCTTGGAGCAGGTGCAGGCTCATCTTGATACCCTCCTGATTGACCGCAAGAAAAGCAAAACATGAGCAGGACGAGAGCAATTAGCTTTCTCATTTATTCGTCATCCTTAAATAAGTTCATGTCCACGATTAGTATGGGCAACCCATCGACTAGCTGCTGGAAGTTAACCTTGCCGTTCGGCTGTAATAGAGCTCCCATAATGCTAGTAGCTCCTGTGCTCGATCGGAGTCCGACCAGCAATTCCTCCTCGCTAATTCCGAGCGTTCCCGCTACCTGTTTGGCGTCCTGCTCGAGACGTAACTTGTCCACAATGGCATTGACTGGATCTTCGCTAGGATCGTTTATGCCAATATTTTGCATAACCTTTAATAACGCGGCGTTATCGTTCCTGATCGCTGCTAAACCAGCATCTGGCCCCTTATAAAATAGTCTGGCTTTTTGCTTATCGGCTGCATTAAACCCCGTGGATTGTTGTATCTGAGCAGCGACAGAATCGCGTGCTGGAATCAAACCACCGGCATGGCAGCGCAGGCAAGAGCGAGCGTTCTGGATCGTTCCCGATAAGCCTCGGCCAGCCGAAGCGGTATCTTGCACGATGTTTGTCGGAGCAAAGTCTTGCCGAGCTCCCACGGCATTGAAAAGCGCAAAGCCTTGCATCCCATTGGGTTTCGTATAGATGCATTCGCCTGCGTCCGAGACGAATTGCTTGTTGCTCCTGGCTTCCAATGGAAAGGGAGCTTCGAGCAAGTTCTTCTGGTTCACAAGCTGACCGTTGACATTGATCGGTGCAATATTTTGGTCGTTCGTATCGAACGTACACCAGTACGCGCCGTCAAATCCTTCGAGCCTTCTCATCAGCCGATGCTGCCTGTTGGCAGTTATCACTGATTCATTCATGCCTATTAGCATCAAGCCGTCGTCTCGCTCATCAAAGTCTTTTTGTGCGTTAGCGCCGATCTGCTGCTCAAACAGAGCTTGGGTTGACGGCGTTTTCTCGAGCGTGTAGTAAGCCTTTACCAGCATGACTTCGGCGGCGTTATTCGCGTGAATAAATGGCCGAATAGATTGGGTCAAGAATTGGATCGTCTTACCCCGTACCGTTTCCGATGTGAACTTAAACGGGTCCAATGTCTCGATTAAACGCCAATCGTTTGCAGAAAGACCAACATCGCGAAGGTCAAATCTTACGATAGAACCCTCTGCGCCGATCCCTTTACCGCTTATTAATTTTCTTTCGTTACTAACAGAATTTAAGACTTTGCTAACGCCTAGTTTGCAAATATCCGAATCTTGTTCACCAAAAGCATTAAGCTGATCGGAGCAAAGCATATACCTAGAATTCTTCCTGGTAGCGTCATCCAGGGAATTAAGGTCAGTTAAGATTGCTTCTTCCTGCTCAGCAAAATAAAAATATTGTGAATTAGTTTGGTCGTCTGGAATCTCGGGAATAGGCTGGCTTGGCAATTGAGTTGGTATAGCCTTATCTTTGGTTTGTGGTGAAACAACTTTTGCAGCATTCGAGCTGCAGCCAAGTTGCAGACATAGGAATAGAAACAAAACTAGTCGCATAATAGAGCCTCATTAAGTTTTAAAGTTTGTGTTTCGATATAGATTAGACGGGGGCTGAGCTCCTGCAAAAGCAGGAGCTCTAATATTTTGCGCATCTCTCGCCACGGTATCACCCCGTACCAATAGCTTAGTCGATTTCAATCTGCAGGGGAAGTATCTGGGTCAAGATTGTCTATTTTTTCGATGATGGCGGCTTTTTCTTCATCATCCAGGAGAGCTTGGAGAATTGAACCGTCCTGAGTAACAGACGTTTTAAAGACCAGAGTTTGCTTGGATTCATCGGCGCTAGCAATCGGGTCATAAGTTGCTGGTTTCCCAATCACATAATTAACGAGGAATTGAGCAGACATAAAGCACCCATCGTCAATCGCAGCCAGAGCCATGCGGGCTGCTATCATTTCTGCTACTGATGCGCCCGCGCCTTCTCTCATGTTCTCGAGCTCGCGGTAGGTCATTCGCATAACCGAGCAGATAGCGAGCAGGGTTTCCTCTTTGCTCAAGCCCTTAATCGCAGCAAGATCGGCTGGCAGCTTTGGCCTACCTCCCTGTTTATTACCTGGTTGGAATCCTTTTACGCCCTTCGCCATATTGTTCGCAATCCAATGGTATTCAATGGTTAAACATATGCCAATTTGTATTGGTCAAACTGTCTAGAATCTCATGCTTTTCTGTCATTCCGCTAGTTTCTATTCTTCGAGTTGGAATTTGTGAACGTGAATTTTCTTGGAACGACGCTCTTTGCCGGTCTTGGTTGTGTAGACGCTCGTTAGAATCTTGCCGATGATTGATAGCCGATCCCCTTTTTTTGCCGTCTCGACTATCTGGTCGGCTCTGTTACCCCAAACAGTAATTTCATGGTGTTCAAAGCTGGACTCTCCGTCCTGCCTGCGTTCTTCGGTTACTACGATGTTACTGGCAACCGATACATTTTTTTGTGTTTTTGAGTAATGCCAATCGGAAAGCAACCGGCCAATTAAAATGACATGGTTCAATTTATGGACCCCTATTCGCGTATATGGGGTCATGGTATCATATTTTGACACGGCTACAAGGGGGGAATAGGCTATGACTCTACTGATTTATGGCGCGATTATGAGCGTCTGCTTTATCGCAATCGGCATCAGTTACGTTTTTGAGTTTTTCGTTGATCTTTTCCGCAAGAAGTAAGCAAATGAATCCTAATCATAAAATATTAGGAGTTTGCTAGATGAAATTTTCTCTTAAGAGCGGAAGCAAAACAGTAGCAACAGCAGGAACGAGAGTTGCACTTTCTACCAGCCCCGTTTGGGCTCGCGGTATTCGCATCTCTGCGCCTTCTGCAAATGCTGGGGTTATTTATATTGGCGACAACACAGTAGCTGCTGCAAATGGCATTAGCATCGCTGCTGGTGGAATTTTGTCTTTTTCAGAATCTTTTATAAACCCTCCCGGTGATCTTGTAGCAATTAACCTAGCCGACGTATATGTAGATGCTGCGACGAATGGCGACAAAGTCACGTTTGCTTATCTTGAGCCTGTGTCTTAAGTATTATGGGCTCACTTTGAGCCTTTATGCTTTCCAATTTACGTATACCACCTACGGCTAAGGATGAATCCTCTGAGAACTTCTACTTTATCCTTGTCTGACTCAACTAGCTTGCCATAGTGCAAGATTTCCCCATTGGATCTGAATTCCAAAATGGCCTTTGGAGTATCTTGGCTAAATGTGTATTGGTTTGATGTAATAACAAAGCCAGACCCGTCTAGGATTTCTGGTTTTTCTTCAGTCATTCCTTCCATGCCTTGAATAATCCTATAATTTTGTGAATCAAAAAAGCTATAACCCAAAATATTAAGAGCAGAATAAAGGCGCTAATAGTGAAAGATAAACCATAGAAAACCGAGCTAGACACTATTTTGTACATCTCTTTTATACCATCAGTCATAATATAGCATCCTCATTCCATGTGCATCCCATGCAAAATCCTCTGAATGCATCGCCTGTATTCACATCGTTTCCCGGGTAGAAATAAACTTGGCCTTCCGAAGCCCAAACAATAAAATGATGAAGCTCGTCTTCATAAAGTTTGTCTATCCATTCCTGCCCTACTAATTTCCTTAGTATCTCTATTCTTTCTTTTATTATTTCTTGGGTCATTTAAAAATCTCCATTATAGGCCAATAAATCATAAAATAAACCATCACGGCAATAGCGCCGATTGCAATAATTACGAGCATCGTTTTCTCGAAGAAATAGGAAAGGACACAGAGCAATGTCATAACCCAGAAGATCCAGACGAAACCCCACATCACATCATCAGTCATTCTTTCGCTCCTTCACCTTTCGGCTCGGGCAATCGCTTTGCTATTTCGCCTAGCATAGCAAAAACTCCGGCCAAAACTTTTTCTATTGTCATTTCTGTTTTATCTTCATCCCATAAATCAA